ATTTAAATGGGAACTCCCATCAAACCGCAAGCTCTGGTCGATCTGATACGCCTGCGCTCCACCACCGAGCATCAACAGGTTGGCGCTTCCGGGGATACCCATTGATCAGCTGAAATTGGTGAGCAGTGTTGCGTGGATGCTAGTCGTAGTTCGCACCGCATACGCCAGTGCGTCTACCGCTCCACTACCAGTTGAAATCGTAGGCGGGTTGCCATCAGAAAAATCCCAGTAGCTACCAAATGCAAGCGTTCTTGCCGTGCTGTCCTGGGTGATAAAGATCACGCCAGATTGCCCAGCCGTCAGGTTGCTTGGATTTGCCAGCGTGGTGTTCTCGCTCAGCGTGATGCTGAAATTGTTGGCGGCTGCAAAGTCAGGCGTTGCCGTGCCAGAGCTGCTAGTAAAGCTGGTGATCGTGCCGCGCTGTGCTTTGGTAAAGCTCTGAGTGATTGCAAGCCCTGCCAGGGTTGAGGTGGCATCAGGCAGCGTCAGGGTGCGATCCGCCGTTGGATCGGTGACCGCCAGCGTGGTCTCGTTGGCGTCAGCTGTTGCACCTTCAAAGACCAGCGAACCGCCGGTGCCGAGCGTGACAGCGCCGGTAAATGTGCCGCCGGCTAGCGGCATGTAGGTGGAGCTAGCTGAGCTGCTGGTCAGCAGGCCGAGGTTTGCGGTCCCGAGCGTGCCAATAGTGATCCACGCATCGTCAGCGGCGTTGCGCTGCTTAAGGAGGTTTGCGTTGGTGTCCACCCACCACATGTGGGCAAACGTGGTCGCGGGCTCAGTGCTGCTGCTGTTATTGCTGACAATTGCGGCAAGGGCGTTGTTCAGATCGCTCCGTACATTCGCGCCCGAACTATTGGCGATGTTGTAGTCGTGAGTTGCCACAGCCGCCTACTGAGTCTTTCTACGAAGTTTAGCCCGCCTTGCCATAGCCAGTTGCGGACCAGTTGAAGTTACGGTCCACGGCCGTGCCGCCGCTGTTCTTGAAGGTCACGCTAAATCCAGTAGCGCTGACCCCGCTGACCTCGAAGAAGTCACCTGTCTGCAAGTTCTGGCCCGTTATCCCGATGCTTGGAAGGTTGCTGTTCGTGCCAAGTAGTGACGCTGTTCCCGTAAAGAAGGCGTTTCCAAACGTAATTGCCTTGGTTCCTGCACCGCTTGCGACAGCCGCTGCACTCTGCTCCTGACGGCGTGCAAACTGCGCGACGTAGCCGAGCTCGTCAATAAGGATGTTCTGGGCAGTGTCACTGCTGGTTAGCTGGGCCTTGAACTGGAACGCCCTGGCCTTAAAGGTGCCGTTTGCAAAGTCCTGCCAGTTGCTCCAAGTCGGCGTGCCACTTGGGTCATCATCCGTTCTGCGGACAAGCAGTTTCGCGTTGACCTTGTCGGCCGCGTCTCCGTCGAAGTCGTCCCAAAGGTCGATATTTTCCGTTTTTGCGTCAAACAGATCGCTTGGGTAGAAGCCGCGGGTCACAAACCGTCGCTCCAGGTCCAAGGAAAACACGCCTTCAAGGTCAAGCGTATTTGTGAATTCATATTCACCGGAGCTGACGATGTCACCAAGGAAGTCCATGGTGGGCCACTCGTCTATGTCGTCTGTTTTGTCGTCTATATCAAGAGCTCCATCAAGAGTCAGGGCGTCAAACTCTTCGCTATAGAAGGTGTCGGTTCGCTGCCCTTGGAACGGAGGTGAATCTGCGTCTTCGCGTCGCTGCTCCAACAGCAGGCGGCCGATGGTGTCAGGCAGGTCAATTAGTACGCTCGTAGCGTTTGCGCTGACACGGCCTCCATCGTCTGCAAACTTGACCAGCACTTGGCCCTCAATAAGAGGGATTTTTGTGCTGGTTGATGAGCCAGAGATAGCCTCGATCAAGTCGACCGAATTAGTCCAGGTCGCGCTGCCATCGGTGAGGTTGCTATGGCGGATGTAGACCTTGCCGCCGTTCTTAACGTCAATCTCAGTGGACTCGTCCCACTTGAGGGTGCCTTCTTTGTCGCTAGTAGCTTCGAATCGCAGATTTTGAACGTCGTTTGGAATTGCGGTCTTTCCGACTGCGTTGTAGTTCAGCTCGCTTGGGTTAGCCGACTGGCGCCCCAGTGCATTGATTGCGTAAACCTCAAAGCTGTAAGGAACGGCTTTGGTGTCTAAGACCTCGTAGTCGGGCTTGCTGACGACCGCACTTTCCCAGTTGCCGTTTTCCTCGCGATACCGCACCCGATACTGAGGGATGCCCTTGATGGCCTGCCAGCTGAGGATGATTTTGACCTTGGCTTGGTCGTTCGAGGCGTAGAACTTTTCGCTGGCCTCAAGGTTTTCAGGAGCAGTGGGAGCTGCGTTCAGATTGGTGATCGTCCGACTCTGAAGCTCGTAACCGCGCTCAACGTGGTTGTACTTGCTGGCGTTGTACTTAAGGCCGCTGATCTCGTAGAGGTGACCTTCTTTCTCGGCAACACTCAGGACTCGGTACTGCTGAGTCTGGATTGAATCGGTCTGGATAATCCAAACGCTATTTGCCTGAGGCTGCGTTGTCCAGTCCTCGTTGACTGTAATCAGAGTACCTGTGCGACTAACAATGCTCTTAGTTTCAAGCGTTCCGTCAGGCAAAAGCACTGAGAGCGTAGCGTCGTCACTAGGAAGACCAGTGGCATCGTCGACGCTGATGGTTCTGGCACCTGAAGAAACAATCCTTCCGCCGTAGCGAACACCTGCCCGGACTGGATCGTTGACGTCAATGACGTTGCCCGGACGCACCAACGTGCCGGCTTCGATGCTTGCGGTAAAACTGATGACCTCTGTTTCCTGCTGCTCGGTATAAAGCAGCCACTGGCCGAGCCGATTGGCTTGCCCGCGAGAGGTGCAAGCGAATGCTTTGACCTCGGTTGTGATTACGCCGTACTTCTCAATGGCATCGCGATCCTCGACGACCTCGTAATTCAGTTCGCGGGTGTTGAGATCTAAGTAGGCAACAACGGCAACGGTGTGGCGTGTCTTGAGGTCGGACCCCAGGTAAGTGAAGCCGGGCTCAAGAACGTTGCTGCGGTTGAACAGGTAAGTGGAGTCGGTGGGCTTGTCCTGAGTGATCGTGAGAGTGCCGGTTGACCAGTACGGCTGTGTCCGCATGACGGAGCACAGGTCATTGATCAGCTTGTAGGCCTCATACTGGTTTTGGATTAGCGCGTTACAGCTGAAGCGAGCTTCTTTCGTGCCATCACCCAAGCCTGCGTCAACGAGTTCGTTGCAGTACTGGGACGCTGAATAGAAGGTAAATTTATCTAATTGATTGGCAGCAATATGGTCACCAAAGCCATAGCGTGACGTTGTAAGTAGGTCCCATAAAATCCAAGCCGGGTCGCTGCACCATTGAGCAGCGCCGAAGGTTCCGGTCCAGGTGCCGCTGTACGTAACACGCCCGGTATCTGCGTCTACGGTGGCGTTGTTGGGCAGTGCAACTTTTATCCCTCGAACCTTGTATTGGCGCGAAGGGATTGAGCTGAACTGCTCTGCGTTGAACTTGACCGCTACAAGTGCGGTGTTTGGGTAACGGAGCTTCTCGTAAATGATTTCTGTATAGGAGACGAAGAAGCTGGGGTTGACATTGTTGTCGCTTGAGTCGCCAGATGTACGTCGAACCCGAATATCAACAGGGAACGCACCATCAAGGTTGACAATGTAATCTCGTTCGTACTTGTCGGCAGTACGGCCGCTAATGCTTACGTCTTTGGCCTCGCTAAAGCCGCCGCCGTTGTACTGGACGTCGATTTTAAGGTTGACGCTGGTGCCCAGAACGTCGCCCTCATTGGTGGCACGTTCCAGTCGCGGGATTGCAATAGTGACACGAACTGCATCTACGTTGGTGTCGGTAATCTGGCGCGTAACCGGAATTGCGTTTTTGACTTCAACGTTGACTGACTTGATGTCCTCAACGGCGTCAAAGCCGTCAATGTATTCTTGGGAATTAGTTCCGTAGCGTGTTTTTACGGTAACGCCACTGAAGTTATAGTCGCTGTTACTCAAGTCGGTGACATCAGCCCCCGAACGAAGCACCGGAGTGTTGTTTAGATAGACGTCTTTCAGGAGAGCCTTGTTGTAATTATCCGTTCCACGGGTGTAATCCCTTGCCGATGGAAAACCCTCAATCTCTCCCTCGCTAATTAGGTCGAGGAGATTTGCGTAGGCGGTGGAAGCAAGATTATCGGCATCGCGACGAGGACTTCTGGCGGCAGGCGCGGCAACCTGCTGGACCGTTACGTTCTGAACTACCTGCTGTTGACCGCCACCGCCGCCACCAGCACCAATAATCTGCTTCGTCATGACGGTCAGCTGTCGATGTCGATGCCTGCTGAAATCACGATAGATCCGACTACCGTCTCTCCATAGATCAGCGGGACTGGAACGCCTTGTTTCGACGTGTTTTGAATGCCGCTAAACGAGTAGGAGTCCTGCGGGTCTTGGGCCGTGCCTTCGGAGCTGGTCGCGCCTTGGCGGGAAAAACCCTGTGGACCAATAGCGTTCAACTTGGGCGTCGGAGTGAGCATCTGAGATACGCCCATGCCGATCAAGCCCAAACCGATCGTGCCTGTGATCGTGGCGGCGATGCCGCCGATAATGCCGGCGCCGCCGCTGGCAAGACCCGCACCTAAACCAAAGAAACCGCCTACTGCCGGGCCAAGGATGATCGCACCAGCTACTAAAGCAATTCCCGC